TGACAGTTTCTTCCCAACTACCTACACCAGAACTACCATTATCTGCCTTAAATATAACATAATAATCATCTGTATCTAAGTCAGCTGTATTAGATATTTGAGCTACATACCCTTCTTTACACATAGCGGGTAGTCTACTAATATCTTGTGCTTTCTGACCTATCACACTCATGTTTTCGTTTACAGCACCACCGAGAAAGTTGACACCATCTGCAGCTGAACCGTTAAGAAATAAACCACTACCTATAACTTCTGCAGTTACATTAGCTAGGCTACTATTAACAGAAGTTTTTAATCCATCAAGAATACTAGCCATAGAGATACTACCATTATCTGGATTCTTAGGTGTCTTAAAGTATGCAATACCAGATACACCATCATATGTTGTTACTGGTTCTACAGCTTCGACTGATATACGATAAGATATACCTTCAATAGATACATCTATAGATCTACCTTCTGCATTACTCTTACTTGTATTTTTTATAATACCGCCATCTGTTAATGTTACTGTAGCAGTATATCTAGTTTTGTAGTTTTGTGTATATCCTAAAAAGTCATCTCTGTTGGTTGTATTATTACTTTGATAGTTTGCAGTATTAGAGTTAATATAACTTGTACCGTTAACTTGTAAACTACCCTCAATATTTTCTGTGTCAGAGTCTGCACTACTTACAGCATCTCCACCACTAAATGACCAAGTTAATGTACCAGACTTAGATTGGTCAAGATCAGTTGAATCCCATGTAGGCCCAACTAAACTACCACCGTCTATACGATCTACTTTTACAGAGGTAACTCTATAATGTGTATTGGGGCTTGGTGCAGTACCAGAATATAAAATGTATTCAGTATTATAAGCAACAGTATCAAGCCTCGCATAAGAATATTCTCCACTATTTATTGGTGCTGCTGTATTACCTGTAGTACCAATAGTTTTTTGTGGGTTAGCAATTAGTGTATAGTCTTGAATTGTAGTTACAGCATAAGGAGCTGTAGCCCCCGCAAGATAACTAAATATAGAATCTCCACTAGAATTTGTCAGAGATTTTTCAGACCCATCTGCTAAGTCCCATACTCTAATAGGAAAAGAACCAGTATTAGCTGGTGTTATTTGTACTAAATATTTTTCATCTCCATCTCTTAAAATTTCATACCAATGTCCTGCTGAAGTAGCATTAGTTAGTTTGCCTACAAACTCTGCAGGAGGGCGTTTTTTTAAACCAAATGTTATGTCTGGGACGGCATTATCACATACCCTTAACTGTCCTGGAAATTTTATTTTATCTGGCTGTTGAGATACACCCCCTAGAAAGTTTGGGATACGTTGATTTACTGCTGCCATTACATCCTTCTTAGTACTTTAAATGGTTTGTATACAGTGTTAGCATCATGCTGATACTGATAGTCATTAAATATATTATAGTCAGCTTGTTTAGAATCGTACTCCATTGCATTTGCCCTTGCAGCAGCTTCATCTGCTTCTAATAGCTTAGAGGACTGCGGGTTATTTACCATACGGTTAGAGGCGATCCTCGATGCTCTGGTGGTTATATAGTCTTTAAATGCTTGTGGTAGATCTTCAAAATCTATCATCCATACTATGTCGAAATATAATTTACTTACATTCTGAAAAGTAAAGCTATGATTTTTTTTGTCATAAACTTTCATAACTCCATTGTCACTCCTTCTAACTACATCATAGTCTTTGCCATGTTGAAATATATTTAGATCAAGTTGTAAAATGTTGTTGGGTATTATACATTGATTATTAGTGTCAAGGTCGATAGGATAGTCATTCTCTGTGTTGTATGACCAACCCTCAGCTTGAATTTCACGGCAGACTTGCTGCAGAGTTTTCTGAGCAATAGCCACTTCTGGACTTTGCACAGTCAATGTATTAACTGGGGACTCTCCAACACTCATTAAGATAGAATTTACTGCATCCAGTTCGGTGGACACTCCATATGATACTACTGCCATAAAAAAAGGGGGACACGAAGTCCCCGTATAAATGAATAATTATGAGAAAGCTGATGGCTTTGTAGTTGTCCCTGCGAACAATTCTACACATGCAGCTGGGTTTACATAATCTGCTCCCATAGCGAGTCTTCCTAGGATGACATCACCTTGATAAACAACAGAAACATCACCAGAAGTTACTTGAACCTGTGGCCCGATTGTTTCTACTACACCTGCAGCTTCTCTTTGGAAGATTAGTCCGCATGTGTTTGCAAAGTTAGAGGCAGCACCGTAGTTCTGACGAGCTCCGTAGTTGTTGCCTGTAGCTGTATTAGCTGTTTCGATACCTTCAGATACGAATGAACCTGTATTTCCAGGATCTATTGTAGCAAGGTCAGTTCCAGCTGATGCACCACTTGAAGGTGCAAATTTTGTACCATACTTAGAGAAGAATGGAGCGTTCATTGACTTGTAGATAGTAATACCTGCAATCTCAATTACACCATTTCCGCTTTGTAAAGATGTACCTTGTACGTCTCTGTTAATTAGTCCGTTAGTACCTGCACCTTTTATAAGTGAATAGTACTGACGTGGGTTAAGTACAGCTACTCTTCCGTCATCAGATACGCCTTTTTCATCTAAAGCTGCTGCAGCATCATAAAATGCTGTTACAAGTTTATCATCATCAAGAGCATCGTCAGCGTCAGAACCTGCACCAACTTGAATTTGTGTACCACCTGGCTCTACGAAAGAGGTTAGGGATACTGGGCTAGCTTGTCTAGCACCTTTTGCTATAGCTCTGAAGATAAGTCTATCATACTTTTGAGCAAGAGCATATCCAATTTTCTTGGAGATCTCTCCTCTCATTTCATAGTGTGCTAGTGTCTCATCTAACTCATATACAAATGCAGAACTGATGAGTAAGTCATCAACCGTTATAGTTTTTTCTGCTATTGGAGGAGTTTTGTCAGAGTTTCCTAATATACTGTTGCCTGGAGTGTGGTATTCCGCACTTGTGCGTCCAGTATAGATGAACTGCAAACTCTTACCGTTGGTAAGTGTACGCTTCATAACAAGATCTCTAGCTATTGTCTCCCTTTGGAAGCCAGTAAACATCTCTCCTGAAAATAATTTCAGGTACAAATCTCTGTTATTAGTAGCGTTAGTCGCAGTATTAATCCTACCCAGAAAGGTTTGTGAGCTAGGATTATTAGTTGACTGTTGTGCCATTATTTTTGTAGGTTATATGTATCGTCTCTAGATCTAGAATTGTTAGAATCTTAAATGTATCAGCTAAGACTCAAGCTGATGTAGGTCTATCCCTACCGTCATGACGGCAAAAGGTGTCTTCCGTAGAAGGCTTTTACCAATTAGAGGGGAGTCCGACTCTGAGGTGCTCCCCCCCGTTTCACTTACTTAACAAATTTTGTGTAAGCAACGCCACGATATACGAAAGTAACTTTCATGGTTATCTCCATATACTAAGCCCCGTTCCATGCTTAGTCGTCATGCGTCCCGAAGGATGAACGGACGTGACTATTAGCCTAGTGCAGGTGCTGTAAGAGCTACAGAAGTAGATTCAGCAGATGCTAGGTCTAATGGGAAGTTGTGTGCATTTCTTTCGTGCATTACTTCCATTCCAAGGTTCTGTCTATTAACGACATCAGCCCATGTAGGAATAATTTTACCATTAGTGTCAACTATTGACTGGTTAAAGTTAAAGCCATTAAGGTTGAAAGCCATTGTGCAGATTCCCATACTTGTGAGCCATATGCCAACCACGGGGAAAGTACCAAGAAAGAAATGTAAAGAACGAGAATTATTGAAAGAAGCATATTGAAATATA